CCCCACCCGCGCAGACGTACCAGGTGCCGTCACGGGACAGGTACAGGCAGCACAGCGGCGCGTCCTGATGCCCGAACGTGCAGTAGTCGACGTCCCCCCAGCCGTCCATCGACGGGCCCGACGCGGTGTGGTGAGCGACGATGTGGTCGGGCTTGCCGGAGTTGAACCCGCCGGAGCCCCGAGCCCTCGACTGCCAGCCTTCGACCTCGATGACGGGGTAGCCGGTGCGGCGCAGCACGTCGGCCATGTCGGTGAGATAACGGGACCCCATGTCAGGTCATCCCTTCGAGGTCGTCGCGGATGTGGCGGAGTCGTCGTTTCTGACGGCGTCCGATGTCTTCGTCGTCGACATCCCGCACGACCCGCAGGACGTCTTCGAGGCGGCCGTCGAAGCGTTCGTCGCGGTTGGCGCGCAGCGACTCGACGATGCGTTCGAGGACGTCGAGGCGGTCGTCGATCGGGTCGGTCGCGTCGTAGGCGTCCTCGGGATCGAAGTCGAAGCGGGACACGTCGCTCATCGGAACGGGTCCATGTCATCTCCCAGATCGGGTTGCGGATCGTCGAACGTCGTCGTGGTCCACGTTCCGGGGGCGCCTTGCATCGCGCAGTGCGCGGCGCCGTACATGTTCGGCAGCCCGGCCGACATGAAGAACGTCAACGTGATCGCCGGTTCCACCCCGGCGGTCAACGGGACGTGGACCACCAACGCTGGGCTACTGACCCAGGTGCCACCCCCGAACGGTCGGACCCCGGTTGTCGTGCCCCACGTCTGCCCGTTCGGCAGGACGGTCGTCATCACGGCGGCGCCGTCACCGGCACCCGACGAGAACCCGAGTTGGATCATCGCGGTGACGACCCCGATCCCGGTGAACGGGGCCGGACCGAACGACACCGGCACCGACGTGTTGACCCTCATGTCGTACACGCCTGCGGACGTGGTCTTCACCCACGCCGTCGTGGCGTCGACGGCCTCGGCCAACGCTTGGATGTCGGCGGGGACGTTGATCGGGTCGGTACCGATCGGGTACGGCAACGCCAGCCTCGGCGTGGAACCAGGCATTCAGGACTCCAGCAGATCGGAGAGCGACGAGGCGGTGGCCGGGTTGGCCGGGTCGAGCACTGCGGCAAGCGCGGCGACGAGGTCCGTGTTGAACGTGGTCAGGCGCTGCACCTGCGTGAGGAGGGCGACGGTGACCTGGGCGTAGTCGATCCCGACCACCGCACCGTCGGCGTCGTGGGAGACGGCGGACGGGAGGACTGCTTCGAGGTCGGCGGCGTTGAGGCCGAGCCGGTCGCGGGTGGATTCGGTGCCGAGGATGCCGTCGAGCGGTTCGATGGTGAACGTCGTCGGGTCCGTCGGGTCGACGGGGTCGCTGCCGGTCGGGACCTGGCGGTCTGCGCCGACGGCGGGCCGGTAGACGATCGGGTTAATGGCGGCCAGGTCGAACGTGGTGATCCCGGCGTCAGGCAGCGACCGCACATCAGCCATCTCCGCCACGATCGCCCCCACCTCGAACGCGGCCGCGATAACCGGCACCGAGCCGGAGATGTGCTGGTTGGAGATCTTCAGCTTCTCGCCCATCGAGAAGTGGACTTGTAGCTGCGGGCAGACTCCGGCCGAAATCGCGATCCGGCCCTGCCCGCCCTGGGGCTGGGAGATGATGAGCGGAGCGTTCATCCACTCCCCGTCGGGAGGCGTGTAGTTGAAGATGGTGTTGGACGCCACGTACACGCTGGTGGTGCTAACGGCCTGAACCACTGGGACGCCGTTGAAGCGAAGCTGGAGCGGTCCCGGTCCAGAGTTGACGACGACCGCTCCGTCGTCGTAGACCATGACGCCGTACCCGGTGCCCCCCGACGGAGCCGGAGTACGAAGCCCGACATGACCGAACTGGGCGACGGCAGGATCGGCGACGTCCGGCCCGATCACCGCCGGGAGTTGGTAGCCGTCGACCGCCGTGGCGAGCCGCTGGAAGTCTCCGGCGGTGTCGATCGGGTCCGTGTCGACCGGGTACGGCAGGCCGTGGTTCGGGGTGGTGGCAGGCATCAGGGGGCCCCTTCGAGTACAGCGATGCGCTCGGTCAACGCCTGGACGTGGTGGAGGAGGGCGACGGTGACCTGGGCGTAGTCGATCCCGACGGCCGAACCGTCCTCGCGGTGCGTCACCGCCGAGGGGATCACCGCCGCCACCTCCTCGGCGATCAGGCCGAGGCGCTCACGGGTGCTCTCGTCGCCCAGGATGCCGTCGGCGTCCTCGAAGCGCCACGAGTCCGGGTCGTCGATGTTGATGTCGCCGTTCGTCGGCTTGATGAGTTGCGCCGCCTTGGCCGGGCGGTACGTCACCGGGCGCAACACCATCACGTCCGGCGTGACGCCATCGCGCAGCGGCTGGACGTCACGCTTGGTGTCGAGCGCCGAGCCGACCGTGAACGCGCTGGCCGCGATCGGCGCGTACGCGGTGCCCGCCGAGTCCATGATCTCCATCGTCCCGGACGGATTGGCGCGCAGCACACCGGCGAAGCCCTGTGAGCTAAACGTGATCGCCGCGTGCCCCGACGTGTACGCCTGGATGACGTGGTGCGCACTCGTCCAGGTCACATCGACGGGATCGAAGATGCTGTGCAGCGTGGAGTACGCCTGCATGAAGTTGCCGATGAGCATCTGGAACTTCACCGGCGTGCCGCCGTAGATGTTGACCACGCCATCGCCCGGCTGAGCGATCCCGGCGTCAGGCCGCCCGACTGAACTGAACCACGCCTCGGTCGGCGCGGTCGGGCGCGGTCCGACGGTGGCCGGATCGTGGGCGGCGTTGAAGTAGATCCCACCATCCGAACCGGTCGTGATCGAGTTCCCGGCGTCAGCCGACGGCGGCAACGGCGGCAACGCAGGCAGCACCCCGCTGACTTCTTCCCACACCCCGTTGTTGTTGGCGTATAGCACACCCACGGTTCAGTTCTCCTTGCTCATGGGATCGCCCCAGCCAACGCCCACGCCTTCTCCTGCCCGTACGTTGTCGGGAACGCGATCGTCGCCACGGTCGGCACGGCGTCGGGGTCGTACCACAGGTCCAGCCCGACCGTCGTTGCGCCAGGATCGGCGGTGTTGACGGCGACCTCGTTGACGTAGACGAACAGGTCCGTCCCGAGCCGGGCCGCGTTACCAGCATCCACCGACACGACCGTCGGACCCGACGGCCCCGTCGCGCCGGTCGCACCGGCAGTCCCGGCGGTACCAGGATCACCCGACGGACCCGTGGCACCCGTTGCACCGGCAGGCCCGACGGCCCCGTCAGCACCTGATGGTCCGGTCGCACCAGTGGCCCCTGTAGGTCCTGCCACGGTGCTGTCCGCACCGGCAGGTCCGGTAGGTCCAGGCACCGTCGAATCAAGCCCAGCGGGCCCTGTAGGACCAACCGCACCGTCAGCACCTGAAGGACCCGTCGGACCAGCGACACCGGTATCACCAGTCGCGCCGGTCGGACCAGGCACCGTCGAATCAGCACCCGAAGGCCCAGTCGGGCCAGGCACCGTCGAATCAGCACCCGTCGGACCCGTCGCCCCAGCCGGACCAGCAACCGTGCTGTCCGCGCCCGTCGGACCAGTCGGCCCCGCGACCGTGGAATCGGCACCGGTCGGACCGGTCGCACCGACTGCGCCCTGGGGGCCTTGGATCTTGCCGACGTTCTGCCACGCCGCGCCGTCCCACACCCACAGATCACCGTTCGAGTCGATCCACGCATCCGACGGGTCGGTCGGCGGGGTCGGCTGCGCCGGAGCCGCAGGCGGACCCGGGTTCGGGATCGACCCCTCGATCGAGACACCGGTTCCTTGCGCGCCGGTCGGACCGACATCACCCGTCGGACCGGTCACACCGGCAACACCGGACGGACCGGTCGCCCCGGTCACACCGTCAGCACCCGACGCCCCGGTCGGACCGGGATCACCCGTCGCCCCGGTGGCTCCGGCAGGACCGGCCACCGTCGAATCAGCACCGGACGGACCCGTCGGACCAGGCACCGTCGAATCAGCACCGGTTGCGCCGGTGGCGCCGGTCGGCCCAGCCACCGTGCTGTCGGCACCCGAGGCGCCGGTGGCACCTGTGGCGCCGGTGGCGCCGTCAGCACCGGAGGCGCCGGTCGGACCGGGATCACCCGTCGCCCCGGCAGGACCGGGAACGGTCGAATCAGCACCCGACGGACCGGACGGACCCGTGGCACCAACGGCACCGGGATCACCCGTCGCGCCGGTGACACCCGGATCACCGGTCGGGCCGGTCACACCAGCCGGACCGGGCACCGTCGAATCAGCGCCCGTGGCGCCGGTCGGACCGGCAGGCCCAACCGGACCAGCGTCGCCTTGGATCTGGCCGACGTCGACCCACGTCCCAGGCGGATCGGTCCACACCCAGCCGTGGCCGGTGTCTTCGGTGATCCACATGTCGCCGGGGTTGCCGGACGCCGGGAGATCCGGCTGCGACGGCACCGACCCGGCGATCGTGACGCCGGTCCCGGCCGCACCCGTCGCACCGGTCGCGCCGGTCGGCCCAGGCACGGTTGAGTCAGCGCCGGAGGCTCCGGTGGGTCCGGTGCCGCCGGTCGCGCCAGTGGTGCCCTGTGGGCCGGTGTCACCCGTGACGCCGACACCCGTTGGGCCGGTCACACCTTGCGTGCCGGGATCACCGGTGGGGCCGGTCGGCCCAGCCACCGTCGACGTCGGCCCCGTCGCGCCCGTCGCGCCTGCCGTGCCTGCGGTCCCGGACGGGCCGGTCGGACCCGGATCACCCGTCGGACCGGTCGGCCCAGCCACCGTGCTGTCGGCACCCGTGACACCCGTGACGCCCGTGGCGCCCGTGGCCCCGGCATCACCGGACGGCCCCGTGGCACCCGTCGCACCGGTCGCGCCCGTCGCGCCGTCGACACCTGACGGGCCGGTCGGACCAGCCACCGTCGAATCAGCACCGGTCAAGCCGGTGGCACCCGTGGGACCGGTCGGACCGGCGACACCTTGATCGCCCTGGATCTGACCGACGTCCACCCAGGCGCCGGGAGGGTCGGTCCACACCCAGCCGTTGCCGGTGTCCTCCGAGATCCACATGTCGCCCGGATTGCCCGAGGCGGGGAGGTCGCCAGGCGCGGAGGGGACCGAACCGACGATCGTGACGCCGGTGCCTTGCGCCCCGGTCGGACCGACATCACCCGTCGGGCCCGTCACACCGGCAACACCGGTCTCACCCGTCGCACCCGTCGGGCCAGGCACCGTCGAGTCAGCACCCGACGGACCGGACGGGCCGGTCGCGCCGGTGATGCCCTGCGCGCCCGTGTCACCGGTCGCGCCGGTGACCGAAGCGCCGGTCGCGCCGGTCGGACCAGCCGGACCGGACACACCCTGCACCCCTTGCACGCCTTGCAGACCGGACGGACCGGTCGGGCCAGGCACCGTCGAATCAGCACCCGTCGCGCCGGTCGCACCATCAACCCCGGACGGGCCAGTGGCTCCGGTCGCGCCGGTGACTCCGGCGGTGCCCGAAGGCCCGGTGACCGTCGCCCCGCTGGGACCCGTCGCCCCGGTCGCCCCTGAGGGCCCGGTCGCTCCGGAGACCCCGGTCGCCCCGGTCGCCCCGTCAGCCCCGGACGGTCCGGCGACGCCTGACGGCCCGGTGTCGCCCGTCGCGCCGGTCGGCCCAGCGACGGTCGAATCGGCGCCCGTGGGGCCGGTGTCACCGGTGGCGCCGGTCGCGCCGACCGCGCCGGTCGCGCCGTCGGTTCCGTGAACCTGTCCGGCGTTCGTCCACGTCGTGCCGTCCCACACCCAGAAGTCGCCGGTGCCTTGGTCGATGTAACCGCCGCCAGGCGTGGTCGGACCGGCTGGGGGCAGCGTCCCGGGCGCGCCACCCGGGACGGTGCCTTCGAGGAACAGCGACGGACCGACCGCACCCGTCGGGCCGGTCGGGCCTGCGACGAGCGAATCGGCACCGGACGGCCCGGTCGGACCAGTCGCCCCGGAGGGGCCGGACGGACCGGTGATCGTCGCCCCTGACGGGCCCGACGCACCGGTGGCACCCGTCGCGCCGGTCGGACCAGCAACGGTCGAATCGGCGCCGGTGACGCCGGTGGCGCCAGTGACGCCCTGCGAGCCGGTCGGGCCGGTGCTGCCGGTGAGCCCGGTCGGACCGGTGACCGTCGCCCCCGACGGACCCGTGCTGCCGGTGCTGCCGGACGGACCGGTGACACCCTGGACGCCTTGGATGCCGGACGGGCCGGTGGCGCCGATGTTGCCCTGCGGGCCGGTGGGACCGATCGGGCCCTGCACCTGCGAATCGGCACCCGTCGGGCCGGTCGGCCCGGCAACCGTGGAGGCGGCGCCGGTGGAACCGGTCGGGCCGGTCGGCCCGGTGACGCTGATCCCGTTGGCGCCGGTCGCACCGGTCGGACCTGCGGGTCCGATGGGGCCGGTCGGTCCGGGCACCGTCGAGGCGGGCCCCGGCACCCCGGAAAGCGTCACGGCATAGCGAGTCGGAGTACTCATGTGCGGCTCACGTCCTTCGTGACGAAGACATTTCCGGCGACCAGCGTGGTGACGTGGCCGTTGAGGTTCATCTGCAAGTCCCACACCGCGTCGGTGTGCAACTTCTCGGAGTTGGCGGCGGTCAGGACGACCTCGACGGTGCCGACCAGCGCCTGGAACGGCCACGAGTTCCACACCGGGATGACGTCCATCGTGACGATCGGGTCGGTGTCGTCGAACGTGTGGCGGATGTCGGCGTCCCAGGTCGCGTTGTTGAGGTTCAGTTGCTGGTCGAAGTCGAGGCATTCATGCACGGAGCACCAGAAGTGGCCGGAGTCGCCGCGGTAGACGGTCATGTCGACCCAGATCGGGAACGTCTGTGTGCAGAGGCACAGCGCGTTGCCTGGGATGATCGGCCGGTCGGGCACCCAGATCGTCGACGAGACAGACACCAGCCCGAAGGTTACGTCACGGGAGCTTGCAGCCCGGTGACTTGCCTCCTGACGCGCAGCAGCCCCGACCGGCAAGGGGCGGGTCGGGGCTGCCTCCGGTCACGAAGGGTGGGTCTTCGTGACCAGTCCTTGCCGGACTATACCCCGGTGCCGACCACCTCATCCCACGTCAGGACCCCGGCGATGATCGCCTCAGCCTGCTTCGTGGTCACCGTCGGCCAGTGGTAATGACCGGCGCACGTGTTCCCGTACCCCTGCACCACGGAGCGGGCGTCCGAGAGGTTGCGGCCGCAGGCGACACACGCCCCGACGAGGGCACCGAAGTCCCGCGCCTCCTGCCAGGTCAGCTTGTCCGACTTGCGGAGGAACGACATGGCCCGGCCGTTGTAGTCAAACGAGACGGTGCCGTCGGCGTGCGGGACGACCTTCTCGGCGTACAGCCGCTTCGACATGCGGCTCGCCTTCACCCGGTAGATGTGCTTGTCGATGCCCTCACCGTGGCGGTACAGGCCGGGCTCGTCGACCTTGTCAGCCAGTTCCTCGGCGAGTTCGGCGACGGAGATGCACTCACCGTCGAGGTGGAACGTGACCCAGCGGCCGGTGGCCGACTTCTCGATGCGTCCGGCACCCGCCGCGACCGACCCGCCGCACTTCTGGCAGTTCCCGTCGTAGCTGTTGGGGCGGGGCGGCTTCTTCGCCGGGTCGGCCGGGACCTTCATCAGTTCGTCGATCCACTTCGATGCCGTCTTGGCCGTGATGAGGCCGCTGTCGTCGAGTCGGGTCGCGACCAGGTTCACGAAGGCGATCTTCGGGTCGCGCTCGGCGATCAGCTTCCGCAGCAGCTTCTCCTGCGCCTCCGACATCGCCTTGCGCTTCGGAGCGGGGCCATAGGAGATGCTGGGGTCGGCGTAGATCCCGGCTTCCGGCTCGAACACGTACGGCTCCGGCTTCGGCAGCACCGTCGGCACGGGGATGATCCCGTGCTCGTCGACCAGTTCGTCGCAGGCGGCTTCGAGGGCAGCGAACGTGTCCTTCGACGTCTTCGGTGCCGACTTCAACGGCTCACCCCACTCGTTGACGCCCTCGTCGTCATCCTCGAACACGACCTCCATCGTCTCCGGGACGAACGGCTCGGTCGCCGGAGCCAGACGGTCCGGGTGGAGCCCAGTGCCGCGGCAGTAGACGCACTGCATCTCGCTGCCTTCGTCGCCGATCTCGTACCAGCCGAGACCACCACAGGTCAGGCAGGAGTCGGCGGCCATCTCGTCGGCGACCAGCGCCTCATCGGCCGCGTCGATGGTGGCGTCGATGACGTCGCTCGTCGTGACCTTGTCGTACTTGGCGTGGTACTCGGCCGGGGTCAGTTCCTCGGTCGGCACGACCTTCCACTCGGTGCCGGTCCACACCTTGACGACGCCGTCACTGCCGATGGACGTCCGGCCAACGGTCGGCGTGAGCGGAAACCCAGCCGGGTTGAACGGGGGCTCCCCGGCGAGTCCGGCGGCGATCATCGCGGCGTTGGCGCGTTGGGCGGGGGTGCAGGCGGTGCAGTCGTCCATGAAGGGCGGCACGAAGCCGGTGTCGCCGCAGTGGCGGCAGGCGGGAGTCTGGGTCTCGGTCATGGCTTCACTATAACACTACGTACCGTAGGTACGCAACCGTTACGGTTATCGCAGATACGACCTCGCCAACTCCGACCGCCACTCCCGTTCCGCCCGCTCCCGCAACAGATCAGCAACCCCCGACGCCGCCAACCCCTTCCCCACATCGAAGTCATCCTCCGGGATGTGGAACACCTTCTCCGCTTCCGCCTTGTCCTTCGTCGGCACCAGAAACAGCACGCAGCGACAGTTGATCCGCTCCCCCAACGGCGCCTTCGGATCACCCGGATACCCCAACTCGATCGCCCCGTCCTTGCCGGACACCACGAACGGCTTCCCGATCGCCTCCACCTGACCATGCAGCTTGCGGTGCGTCTTACGGACCCGATGATCCCCCCGCGAGATCCACAACTTCGAGTGCGGCTCCCCACCCGTCGCCGCTTCGACCCGCGGGTGCATCTCCATCACCGCCTCGGCGTACTCCTGGGTGCCCATCGTCCGGCCCGCCGCCGCCGCCCACTCCTTGTCGGCCTTCACCGCCGCCGCGACCTCCCGCGCCGACACGTCCCCGTCCGTCCGTCGCAGCCGCCCCTCGACCGTGCGGAAGTGGGCCCGGGCGTCCTCCGCGGCCCGCCGCAGCAACACCCCGGCCCGCTCATCGAGCCGTTGCTGCCGTTCCGTACCGGTCGGCATCTTCACCTTCGAGAAGCGGCGCATCGCCCGCCACAACGTCAACGCCAGCGTCGCCGCCGCCTTCTGCAACCGGGGGTCATGCGCCGGGTCCTCACCGAAGTCATGCGTCGCGACGTAGGCCAACGCGGCGACGTACAAGAGCCGGGCCTGTTCCTCGGCCGCGTCTCGCGCACGCGCCGCGTCGTCGGCATCGGAAGGGATTGACGACTCCGCCATCGCTCACCGCCGTGGCGCCCGGTCGGACACCACCATCCCCAACAACGACAAGAACCCGATCAGCCCGAACCCGGCGACGATGGCCCCGGCGACGTACTCCTCGTCGAGCAGCAGCACCGCACCGACAGCGATCACCCAGCCGGTCAGCACGGCGACGGCGATCTGCGCCGCCGTCACTACAGGACCGTCAAGCGGGCTCGGCCGTTCGGGTTGACGTACTGAAGCGACACCCGACCCGGCGCAGGCAACGCATTCCCGACCGCCCCAGCCCCGCACACGCACGGCGCGGTGACGAACGTGACGACCTCGTTCGACGCCAGGTACACCTCAGCGGAACGTTGGCCCCGCGTCGTGGCCTTCGCCACCGAGCCGAGGTCTTCGTACTCGACCCGGCCGGTGCTCGGATGGTTCCACGCGATCCGACAGATGACGTCGGCGTCCGGTTCGACACTGGTCGTCAAGAGCCACAGGCGGCCACGCGGATACGACCGGGCCCCCGAGATCGTCCCGTACCCGGCCCACAGCATGTAGACGGCCTGGCGGGGCGCAGCCTTGACGACGGTCATGCGTCGCGGCCCCAGGCGACGTCGGTGACGATCTCGTCGTCGTCGAGCAGTCGCAGCGCGCCGTTGTCGCCCATCACGACTGGGGACCCTTCGCCGTTCCAGCCGACGATCAGGCGCGACCCGACCTCCGGTTCGCCGGACGCCGTGAGGGCCCCGATGTAGGCGGTGATGGCGGTTGGAGCCGGGATCACGACCTCGTCGTCGCCGTCAGTCTGGGGCGCGAAGCCTTCGAGGGTGTCGGACATGGCCCCAGCGTAGATGGCGGTGGGTTACAGGAACGGGGAGTCCCCACCCTCGTTGCCTCGCCACGGCAATGCCCGCAGGCTGCGCTGCGTCTTCCAGCGGGGCAGTTCGACCTCTCCGGCGACGTCCGGCGCGTCGAGCTTCCCGAAACGGCGGAGCGGCTTGTCATCGACCAGGCAGGCCCGCAACGCGTGCACGGCAGCGTCGAGCCGGTTCGGTGACCACCCCGACCCGCGGGACGTCCCGAGGATCGGCGGCTCCCACGTCGTGTACTCATCGACCAGTTCATCCAGCGTGTCGAGGTGCCGGACCCGGTCCCGCCGATACGCCACCACGATCGGCTCCGCCCGAGCCGCCTTCGAGGTGGTCGGCGACACGAACGCGATCGGGATGGTGTTCTCCCCGGCGACGGTGACGATGGTGGTGGCGATCATCTCGCCACCGGCGTTCTTCTCGGCGACGACGATCGGCACGTTCCCCGTCAGGTCCCGTTCTTGCCGCCAGGCTTCGACGACACGGGCCGCCCACCGCTCCGGTTGCAGCCCGTCCTCGGTCCAGTCCGCCACCACCAACGCCCGACGGGTCGTCAACGTCTTCTCCGTCGTCGACCGCACCGTGATGATGCCGGTGGCGTCACCGCCGGTCGTCATGCCCGGGTCGACCCCGATCACCGACAGCGTGTCGCCGTACAGGAACTCGACGTCACCGAGCCGGATGTCGGTGGGCTGCCACAGGGCGGCTTCGACGATGTCGAGCAGTTCGCCGTACAACTCCTGGCGTTCCAGCGCCGTGTCCTTGTACATGTCGAACAGGTTCCGCAGGTACTCCGGCGAGAGGTGGGCCCGGTTCGCCAACGTCGACGCGCCGTGCAGGGCGACACGGTGGGTGGTGCGGGACTCGGCGACCAGGTTGCGGATCGCTTGGATGCGTTTCGGGGTGGTGGTGAACAGGATCTGGGGGTGCGACCCGAGGCGGGTGCCGATGCGGACGTGGTCCCAGGCGGTGGCCCCGGAGTCATCGGGGCGGTGGTTGAGGGCGGCCATCTCGTCGACCCACGTCCAGTGAGACTGCGGACCGCGTAGCTGGGACGGTTCCTCGCTGCTGAAGGTGAGGGCGTAGCTGCCGTTGGGCCAATCCACACGACGAAGACTCGGCGTATATTCCGGCATAAACGAGGGGGGTGAGATTGCCAGCAGCCCGGACTCGCCGCGCACCATCACATCCCGCACGTCCGACACGGTGCGCCCGACGAGGTGCCCAATCGAGCCGGGTTCGGACTTCGCCTTCTCGTTGCCCCACGACGCCCCGATGCGGGTCTTCCCGGCGCCGCGCCCGGCCATCACCCCAACGATCGGATGGTCGTCGTGGTACGGGGCTAGCTGATCCGGTCTGAGCCAGAGTTCGGGGTCGTAGAAGTCGGTGTCGTCGAAGTCGGCGAGCAGCCGGTCCCGTTCATCGACGTCGAGCAGGGACAGCCGTTCCATCAGCGACAGGGCGCCCTCGTCCACGGCAGTCACGGCTAGGGGAGGGGTAGCTGCACGGTGAGCGTGACCCGGCTCAGGGCGCCTTCGATGACGTAGCTGATCGACGGGCCGCCCGGTGTCTTGTACCAGGCCAGGTCACGCTCACTGTCAGCCCAGTTCCACAACGTGTCCCCATCCGCATCCAGGGAGGCGGACACGCCGTCCATCACGGTCCAGTTCGTGGCGCCGTCGTCGAGGGCGACGTTGGCGCAGTCCCGCGCCGCGATGATCTGGAGGTCGGCCATCGTGATCGTGCCGCAGTTCCCGGTCGACAGGGCACCGATCCCGGCGCCGGTCGGGTCGATGTCGACCAGCCCGGTCACCGTCACGTAGGTCCCGGCGCAGGGCACGACGATGTCGCCCAGTTGCCCGTGGAACGCCGCGGGCAGCGGGAGGGCGGACAGGTCCTCAGCGACCTTCTCAGCGAACGCCAGCGGGGTCACGGGGCTCGCCCGGCCACCCAGGCGGCACCGTCGTAGTACATCTCTCCGGCCGCTCCCGCCATCGCCCCTTGCATGTACTGCCCGAGTGTCCACGCCGTCGCCGGAGTGGCGACGATCAGCATCGAGTTCGCCGCTGCGTAGTTCGCCGGGACCTGTGTGCCGGTCGGCGTCCACGTCCCAGGGGTTCCAGCAGTCGCCCCGGTGGCAACCCCGGCGATGCACGACGACGACAGGTCGTCGTACAAACACAGGCCGGACCCGCAGGCGTTCGACAAGTCGTCGTAGGCGCACAGACCGATCCACACCGCGCCGACCCAAGCGGTCGCGGTGCGGTACCAGATCGTGTCAGTGTCCAACGTCACAGCGTGGGCGCCGTGCGGCGGGTTCGGCCAGCGGGCGTTGCGGTCAGCGATGTCCGTGAAGCGTTGCAGGACATGCTCGGACGTCTGGACGCCCCACTCCGCTTCGACCGGCCAGCCAGGGGTCGGCGAGTACACCGGCAGGGTCGGGTCGAGAACCTGGGTGCCCGGCAGGGGCGGCAGCAGGGACATCAGGAGCCTCCGGAGAGCGGGTTCAGTTCGAGGCAGTCGACCCGCACGGAGAACAGCCGTGTCGACGTCAGCGGGTCGATCAACTGGCCGCCCAGCGACATCTTGACCGGCATCAGCCAGTTGTCGACGCGGGACATGCCGGTCCGTCCGGCTTCGAGGAAGTCCTGCGGGTCCATGATCGTCCACGAGACGCCTTGCCGGGTGACGTTCGTGATCCGTTCCGGCAGGGCGCACGCCTGTCCGGCGGCGGCTTTGCCGTACTCGGCGGCGAGCCACACGACGAGGGCTTCGGTGCCGGGCGGGAGGTTGGAGGCGATCTGGTAGGTGACCCGCACGGTGTCCCCGCAGCCGCAGCCCATCCCGGGTCCTTGGTTGCGTTGCCAGTCGTAGTAGCCGACGTTCCCGCCGCAGCACAACGACACCGTGTTGGTGCTCTCCCAGCACCAGCCGGGCCACTGCGCCGCGTCCGGATCGGCCGGGAGCCACCGGTTCGGCTGGTTGCAGCGATGCACCGGAATCACACTGGAGACGTGTTCGACGGGTTGGCGTCGCAGCCGGATCGTGCAGGTGTGAACCTCGTAGTCCTCGCTCCAGCACTCGGTGCCATGCAATCTGAAACCGGTGAGGGTGTCGAGCAGCCACGTCGCCATCGCGATCGCGGTATGCAACCGGAGCCGGTTGAGGGTGGCGTCCCGGTCGAACAGCCACGCCGAACAGGCCGACGTCGTGATCAACCCGCCGGGCAGCCCGACGTCCGGGGACAGCCCCATCTGCGGGTCGGAGTCGGCGTACCAGACCTCGCCGCCGTGGGCGCCGTCACCGAACAGGACCCGGTCCCCCAGCACGTACTGCCGGTCGGGGCGCCACGGTTCGGCGTCGTGGTAGGTGAAGATCCCGTCGGAGAGAGCGGCGACGACCTGCGGGTGTGCCCACATCTCGTCGTAGCGCGGGATCGTAGCGACAGGCACCACCGCAGCGTAGTTCCAGGTCGGTGACCCTTCAGAGGATCAGACGGCCGTGCGAGTGTCGTGCCGGTAGGAGACGACGCGGGGGGTGCCGTCCTGGTTCCAGGCCATGCACGGCTGGCTCGGCTGGGCGGCGCAAGTCGGGCAGCCGCCCGCGGCGACGAACGCCGTCCAGTGCTTGGCGCGGGTCTCGGGCTTCTTCGCGGTGGTGACCCTGGCCTCGCGGGCTTCGAGCGCGGCGTACGCCTTGACGTAGCGAACGTCGGTCGGGGAGCCGGGGATGCGGCGTCCGGTGGGCGGCGGGAAGGCGGTCACGTTCACTGCAACCGATCCTATAGCCTGGTATTCCCATCAGCGGAGGGTGAAGTGGCCGTGCACCCGGTCCAACGCTTCGAGCAGGAACGGCTGCGCCTTCGTGCCCGGGTGCATCACCGACCGAAGATGCACCGGGTTCTTCAACCCGAACATCGCCGCCTTCGGCCAGTTGAACACCAGCAGCCCACCCGCCTTCTTCGGAAAGATCGGGTGGCGCCGGGTGCCCTCGTGGACGAACACGGCGTAGCCGGTGTGCGCCGTGATCTTCCAGTCGGTCCCGCCGGTCGGGCGCGGCGTGATCGAGTTCGCCATCGCGCCAGTACGGCGAGGGGCCGTGATGTGCGCGTCCATCGCCGTGCCGCGAGCGATCTTGGCGATGTGCCGTTCGACCATCCCGCCAGGCAGTTGGAACTCCCGCGCATACGCCCCGACGTTCGGCACGAACACGACTTGGGCCATCGAGCCGATGCTAGAACCCGCGGTGTGCGGCTGGGTTGGTGTAGTCCCACCCGTTCGTAGCGGCGGAGGACCGGCGCTTCGCCATGTCGACCTGCTGCATCGCTTCGTCTTGGTCTTCCCAGCCGTATGTCGTGTTCTGGCACGGACGGCAGATCCGTCTGCGTTCTCCCCACGTCCTGGCTGCGGCGCCGGTCTCGGGGTCCCGAGTCCAAGTCCAGTCCGGCGGCAACTGTCCGTCGACCCGGCACCGCACGGTGCGGTGGCAGACGTGACACTCAGCGATCGGCGCCCGCGGCCACTCCAACGTTGGCAGCTTCGGGAGCGGTTGACCCTTGTGGAGGATTGGTTCGGCCACCAGCGGGCCTCGGGGTGCCCAGGTCCAGTCGACGGGCTGGTCGAGCAGTTCGACCTCAGCGAGTAGTTCGTCGAGATCGATGTCGGGATCGAGGCGGTCGAGATCACTTGCCATGACGTGCCCTGTACTGAGCCCTGTAGTGCGGCTTGCAGAGCCCGCCGCAGGAGATCGGAGCGGAGCAGCCGTCGATGCTGCACGGGGTGTGGGGCCGACAGTGGCCCTTGCCACCTCTGTAGGCGCGGGTGTCGCATCCGTCGACTGAGCAGACCGCCTGGCCGCGGGCCAACGGATCGCCGTACTTGCGGTTCGCCTGGTAGTGCGCTTGGCACAAGCCGGTAGCCAGTGTGGGAGTCTCGCAGCCTTCGACTGAGCAGGGCACGGGGGTCTGCCCGTAGGGGGTGTTCACGGTCTCGACCCGGCCAGGGTCGCCCGTCTTCTTCCAACGCTTGTAGTGCATCGCGCACCAGCCGCGCCCGCCACCGACGACGCTCTTGTCGCAGAGCGAGCAGGACTTCTCCTGGTTCCATGTCGACCCAAGTGGGCCAGGGTCACCGGTCGTGCGCCAGCGCAGGTAGTGCATGGAGCACCAGCCCCGGGAGTTGACCGGCCTGCCGCAACCTTCGTATCGGCAGGTGGCGAGGGCGTCGAGTTCGCCGAGCAGGTCAGCTAGGTCGAAGTCGAGTAGGTCGACGAGTTCGTGCGTCTGGATCTTGGTCTTGGTCACGACTTCAGTATACCTGACTATGTCAAGTGCGGGCCGCTGCGCCCCAACGGGCGGTGCGTCATCGGGTCGCCGTACCTCTTGACGCGCTGGTAGTGCCCGGTACACCAGCCCTTCGTGCGGGACGGCTTGGGGCAGCCGTCCGCCTTGCATGGCCCGTTGTTGCGGTGACGACGTCCGGCTGGCCGGTCGTTCGGATCTCCAGTCTTCCGAGACCACTTGTAGTGACCCGGACACCAGCCAGAGGCGTAGACGGATTCCCCGCAGCCCTCGATGATGCACAAGGTGTGAACCCGGCAGAAGCGGCCGTCCTCGTACGCAACCTTGTTGCAGCCCTCGTTGTCACACCGCGCACGGAGCGTCGTCGGGTCGTCGTACTTGCGCCAGCGGCCGTAGTGCGCGACGCACCAGCCCCGGCAGTAGACCGCGGCTGGGCAGCCCCTGATCTCGCATGGCTGGCCGTCGTCGTAGCGCCGGACTCGGCCGCCACGACCAGCATCGCCAGGGTCGCCGTTCTTCAGCCAGCGGCCATAGTGCTTCACACACCACTCTCGGGCGTACACCTCATCGGTGCAGCCCTCGTACTCGCAGGTCTCGCCATCGTCGTAGCGGTACCGCCGGGAAGGTTCGACGGGTCCTGGATCACCCGTCTTCCCCACACGGGTATAGTGCATCGGGCACCATCCCCTGCCTGTCCCGGCAGGTTTCCCACAGCCCTCGTAGCGGCACACCGCAAGAGCGTCAAGTTCGGCGGCCAGTTCGGCAAGGTCGATGCCATCGAGAGCGAGGTCGTTGATGTCGGTCATGATCTCAGGCCGCCTTCTTCTTGATGATGAGCGGGCGGGCCGTCTCAATGTCGAGGACCTTCTTCAGGTTGATGAGCAGTGCTCGTTCCTCGTCCGAGCCGGTGGCCTTCGGGGTCCGGCCGTGCTCGGCCACCCAGGCGTTGATCGCGGCGACGGCGTCGACCTTGGCCTCGGACGGGACCTGCATCTCGCGGGTCTCGATCTGCGACCGGACGAAGTCGATGACGTTGAACTCGGTGGGCACCTTGTAGGCGAACTCGATGACCGCCGACTTGTCAGACACCGGGGGAGCGGTGTCGTCCCGGACCACGTTCAGCACGTCGGTGATCTGCAAGCCCTGCATCTGCACCGCCATCTGGATCTGGTAGAAGTTCGAGTACTTCGACGACGCCATGAACGCCTCGACCGACGCGGCGTGCTCGGCGGGGACAAACACGGGGACGATGATCTCGGCGACCTTGGTCTTGAAGTCGTTGTGGAGGCGGAGGGCCCGGCCGATGATCTGGATGATGTCGACCGTTGACTGGCGAGGGTCGAAGAACACGATCCCCGACAGCGTCGGGTCGAACCCGGGGGTGGCGTTGCGGGAGTTGATGTCGATGCCCTCGGAGAACAGACGGCAGTTCGTGACGATGTGGATCTTGTTCGGGTCCTTCACCGTCAGCAGGTCGATGGCCTCCTTGCGGTCGGAGGCCGACGAGTCGCCGCCTGCGTACATGACGACGACTTCCTTGCCGAGAGCTTCGGCAACGTCGCGGTACAGGTCGACGGCGAGGCGGGCCTTCAGCGGCCCGTGGAACGACAGGTAGGACTTGCCGTACTGCATCGTCTCGATGGCGTAGACGGCCTTTGCGATGTCGTAGTGGTCGTACTTGCCGCCCCACTCGGCGTTCTTGCCGCCCGGGATCTCGCCGTCGATGACGACGCTGCCGAACACCTTGAACGTCGACACCATCTCCTTGTCGATGGCCTCGGCGAGGGTGACAGCGATTTCCTCGGCGATGGGGCCGTACTGGGACACGTTGTCCATCGTCGTCATGTATACCGACGTGGTGTCCACGCCGTCCTTGACGTGCACGAACCGCGGCGTCGCGGTGTAGAAGTGCCGGACCCGGATGCGGACCCTGTCATCGTCGAGCGCCCAGGCGAACATCGCTTGCTTGTCCCGCTTGGCGGTGGCGGTGCGGTGAGCCTCGTCGAAGACGGCGTAGTCGAACTCGGTGCCCGTCGCCTTGGCGGCGGGACCGACCACGGTCGGCATCGAGTGGTAGGTCGACACGATGATCCACGGACCGGGCTCGGTCATGAGCGTCTGCACCTTGGCGGGGGCGTCCTTGCCGGAGACCACGGGGATGCCGTAGGCGGACGTGGAGACCCTGACGGTCTCACCGTCGTCGGTGTCGGCGTCGACGTAGCCCTCGCGGGAGGCGACGATCATCACCTTGTAGCCAAGGTGGGCGAGGTCATCGCGGTAGGACTTGGCAAGCTGGCGGACCAGGTCGATGCTCGGAGCGAGCGCGAGGACCTTCATCGCGCCTAGCCCGGCGATGACGCCTGCCTGGATGACGGACTTGCCCGAGCCGGTGGCGCGAGGGATGACGAGCCGGGAGATGCCGTAGCCGAGCCCGACGAGCCAGTCGATCGCGACACGGTTCGACTCCTTCAGGTCATCGAGCTTGGAGCCCTTGAACTTGATGGTCTTCTTGGCGGCGTCGAGGTCCTTCAGGAACTCGTCGAGCGGCAGGTCGTACTCGGCCATGCCGTCGTACTCGAAGCCCATGACGCCTTCATCTTCGAGAACGTCGACGGCGCCCTCGGTGAAGCCGCCTGGGGCGACGATCATGAGACCGTCGTAACCGGCGGCGTCCTTGCGGGCCTTGTACTTCCCGACGATGGCGTGAACAGCGCCCTCGTCGAGCTTGGCCTTGTAGTTCTTGTCCTGGATGGCGATCTTCTCGCCGGTCGGGAGGGTCGCCACGACGTCGATGCGGTCCTGGCCCTTGCCGGTCTTGGCGTCCTTGGCGGTGGCGATGATCGTGATGTCGGTGGCGCCGAGGCTCGGGAGCAAGACGTTCGCGACCCAGATGTCGAGCCGGTTGCCCTTCTCGGTCGTGTTGAGCGTTTCAGCGGCCTGGTCCGTCACGTACGGCAGGGCCATCTTCGGCGGTCCGATGCGGGTGGGCTCCGCTTCCTCGCTGGCGAGGTCGGTCAGTGCCGACATGGCGAAGCTGCGCGGGACGGCGAACGGGACGGCGGGGGTGGTGGTCCGACCACCACGGCGGGGAGTCTGGGTCTCGGTCATGGTTCAGTTATACCCCGGTACCGTCACCAACGCAACCTCGGTATACGAAATTCTTGGTGGGACGCGACGGTGCCCCCTCGGAACCCAGATCCGAGGGGGCACCAACCCCTGACGCCGCCACCCCTGACAGCGCCGAGGCGACCTACACGTCCTTGCGGTACCGGTTCACGTCCTTACGGACCACCGACCCGAGGGCCCGCACGACGAAGATCACGACGTACAACACGATGACCCCGGCAATCGCCAGCAGGGCCAACGGCGGCGGCATCGACAGCCCGTCGTCGACCGGCGGCAGCATCACTGCTCCTTGCGGTGCATCCGCATGTCGGGGTACCCGGACGGGTCCAGCGGCGGCGTGCGGAACGACGGGCGCAGCGATCGCAGCGACCGCCACATCCGCCGGAACGGCCGCGGTCCGATCATGACCGCGACCTCGTCGACGATGACGCAGGCCGCGGCGGGGATCTCGGGCAGGTCGCGCCACA